ACCTTTATAGTGTACGTCTATATGATTTTTAAAATATACTATAAGTCTGCTTACAGTTTCAGTCCATGTTTCTCTTCTGCCTTCTTCTTCTAACCATCTTGAATACCTAGACATATGTATGAATGATTGATATTCAGTAGGTAAATAATTACTTCCCATCATTGATGCCATCTATTTCTCCTTTTCATAATGTAATTCTAATATCAACTCTGCGTAATGTATAACTTTTTCTATATCTTTTTTACCTTCGCCTTTTGTTCTGTGACGAGTTATGTATTTTACCACATTACCTTCCAAGAAGTCAAGCTTATTTTTAACAATATATTCTATAGGTTGTATAGCACAGTCTTTGTAATGACTTCCACCTACTTGTTTGTCTGTAGCATTATCATACTCATATGAATATGTTCCTTCTATAGATCTTGTTTTTGTTTCTCTATCTTTTCTTTTCATATAATCTCTATAACTTTCATACTTCCATCCTCTGTCTTCAGGATTTATCCAAGACTCTTCTGATTCTTTGTCTGACATATTTTATCTCCTTTGAATTAATTACTTTAAGTGCGAAACCTCTTGTATATTCTGCATCCATACCTGCATTCTCACAGACATACTCAAAGTTCTCACATGTTACACCTACACTACAGAAGAACCAAGCACGAGCATTAGCTCTTTCAACACTTGTACGTGATGATTCTACTCTTGTCTTTTCTTTTGTAGCATCTAATAATGCTTGGAATATAACAGATAAAAATAGTAATCTTTCAGGACTACTCTCTTCATACTTGTCTATCTCTGTTAAGATTCCAAGATAGTCTTTGTCCATAGTCTAGTCTTCTATTGTTATCTCATCTCTAAATGTATCTATTAACATATGTGCAGCTTCATCAGCACTTGCAGCTAACTCAATCTGTTTAATAAATTCATCAATTACTTGTGGATGTTCGCCTATACCCACAGGATTCTCCATGTATATACGAGCAGTAGCTAATGCTTTGTCTCTTTTAGATTCAAATTCAGCCAATGCAGTATCATACATTGCTTTTTTTAGTGACATCTTTTACCTCCTTTCTTTCTACAGGTCTAAAAAATTTACCACCTATATAATTATTATAATACTTATGATTATCTGAACCTTCAACACAAGAAGTTAAAACATTATGTTGTACTTGATAAGCTAACTCATAATATTTTAAACTTCTTTTGTTTTTAAATTCATCAATTACTTCAAACTTAAAATTTTTCTTACCTATTTTTTTTATATCTTCCTTTAAATATTTTGAAGAACCCATATATGATTGCCAACGTGATTGTCTTTTAGACTTACCAATTAAATATTGTTTACATCCTATATATTTTTTTTCTGTCTTCAAGTTAGTAATAATATATACAAAACCAAACTGTTCAAGATCAGGAGTAAAAGGTTTACCTGTTCTTAAATCTACCCAATGATTTTTTACCAATCTAAAACCTCATCTACGTTAGGTTCTTTAGCAACATTCGTAAGAAACCTTGTACCTTTTGCATAATTAAAAGCACGTAGTCCTTTACCTTGATTAGCATCACTCCAACAAGCACGCTTATGCGAACAATACAAGCAACCAATAGCAAGCTTACGATTACCACTAACTCCATCAGGTATATCATCATAACACCTATCAGGTGGATTGTCTTGTTCCATAACTCCTTTAAGATAATCAATTCTTTCTTTAGCATTTATCATTTCCAATGAATGAACAGGTGTTAAACATATATGTCCATGTTGTTTATCTATAGCTAAAAAAGCAGCTTCTTTAACATTGTTACCTTCAGCATAAGCTGAGATCTGTGCTATATAACCAAAAGGATCATCAGAATATAATTTATTCTTAGAAAACTTTTCAAAGCTTCTGCCTGATGCACTCTTACAATCTACAAGAACACCATCAATAACACAATCTTGATGTCCTTTTATTCCATTAACACTAACCTCTTTTTGTTGATCAGTAACAGTATGTCCTGCTAATCTACAAAATAATATCAACAAGTCTTCTAGTAAATGTCCATATAAAAATTTAATTCTTGTATAAGGTTCTAAAGGTTTAGGTTCATCTTTAGAATG